CAACATCAGCAGAGATAAATGCTTTGCCTTTGGCAGCTTATCAATGTATATATAATGAGTATTATAGAGATCAAAATCTTATTGCACCAGTAGATTATAAATTGGTAGATGGAGATAATCAGTCAAATGCAGATTTGTTCGTACTTAGAAAACGTGCATGGGAACATGATTATTTTACAGCATCATTACCTTTTGCACAAAAGGGAACTGCAGTAGATATTCCAATAGGTTCAATAGAGAATGATGTACAAGTTGCATGGGATTCAACAGCAACTGGAGCAGATGCAACAGAAGCTTATTTAATTGGTACTGGTTCTTTAGGTCCAAAATATATTGGAAATGAAATTCCAGTTAATTATTCAGGTTCTGGTGATTTGATTGCAAAGACTAGTTCAATTGATATTCAACCTGGAACTATTAATGATTTGCGTAGAGCAATGAGATTACAAGAATGGTTGGAAAAAAATGCAAGAGGTGGTACACGTTATGTTGAGAATATTCTTACACACTTTGGAGTTAAGTCATCAGATGCTAGGTTGCAAAGGCCTGAATATATTACTGGAATCAAATCACCAGTTATTATTTCAGAAGTACTTAATACAACAGGTTCATTCCAAGCAGGAGACCCACAAGAGATTACAAGTAATCCTCAAGGTTACATGGCAGGACATGGAATCAGTGTCGCTTCAGGAAACTATGGAAAATATTTTTGTGAAGAACACGGATATATCATTGGAGTAATGTCAGTAATGCCAAAAACAGCATATCAACAAGGTATTCCACGTACTTGGTTGAAAAAAGATAGTTTAGACTATTATTGGCCATCATTTGCTAATATTGGAGAGCAAGAAGTTCAAAAGCAAGAATTGTATGCATATACAGCAACTGCTCAAGATACATTTGGATATGTACCTAGATACGCAGAGTATAAATATATGCCTAGTAGAGTAGCAGGAGAGTTTAGAACTAATCTTGATTTTTGGCATCTAGGAAGAATATTTCAAAATGATCCTGCATTAAATCAAACATTTGTAGAATGTAGTCCTGAGGACACAAAACGTATATTTGCAGTTGAAGAAGGTGCAGATACTTTGTACTGTCATGTATACAACAAAATCCGAGCACTTAGGCCAATGCCTAAATTCGGTGCACCAATGCTCTGATGAGTACTAGGTGTATAACCCCTTTTTATGTTAAACAAGGCGTTATGACCAATGAAAAAATTCCGGTACCATGTGGAAAATGCCCTTCATGTATGAAGCGGAGAACATCGGGTTGGTCATTTCGTCTTGTTAAAGAGGGAGATGTTTCAAGTACTGCACTATTTGTAACATTAACATATAATACTGAAAATGTACCCTTAACAATGAAAGGGTACATGACATTAAAAAAAGATGATATACAAAAATATTTTAAGAGGTTAAGAAAATTAACACATAATAAATTAAAGTATTTTATTGTAGGAGAGTATGGAACAGAAAAAATGAGACCTCATTATCATATAATACTATTCAATGCTTCAGAAAAAATAGTTCAAAAAGCATGGACAGTAGATGGTAAAGAACTAGGTAGTATATATATAGGAAATGTATCAGAAGCATCAATAGGATATACATTAAAATATATGCAGAAACCTGGAAAAATACCAGTTCATCAAAATGATGATAGAGTAAAAGAGTTTCAATTAATGTCAAAAGGATTAGGTAAAAATTATTTAACAGATAAAATGATACGTTGGCATAAAAATGATTTAGTAAATAGAATGTATATACCTATACAAGATGGAAAGAAAATAGCTATGCCAAGATATTATAAGGATAAAATGTATAATGAAAGCGAAAAAACACGTATAGCCCGTAAAATGGCTATATTGTCAGAAGAAATGGATGAAGAATTATACAAAGAATATGGAGAAAATATATATTCAGAATTAGCACAAAAACATATAAATGCATTCAGAAAAATGCATAAAAATTCATTAGAAGGAAGAAATAAAATTTAAATTATGAGAATTCAACATCAGTATGCAAAAAATCATTATAAAGGTCAAATTAATAATAAACCATCAATGACCGTACCAGACCAAGCATTATCAATTAAAGAAATATTAACGCGATTTAGTCGTGGATTACCAGTAGGAGGATTTCCAACAACATTTGACGATATGGATGATCCTGAAGACATGTTACCAGATCCAAGGACAATGGATTTATCAGAAAGGAAACAATATGAAGAAATGGTTAAGGAAGAACTTAACCATATAAGAAGCAAGGCTAAACCAGCCGAAACAGTAGGTTTAACAGAAACCGAAAACGAAGGTTAAGCAACGCGAAAAAACCCCGACAAGTTTACTTGTTGGGGCTTTTTTTGCAAGACAAGCGAAGCGCGTCAGCAATAAACACTAATACACCCTTGATATATTAGTGTTTATTGACACCAAATAAATAAAAAAATAAATGATGAGCGATTAAGGGAGCGAAGCGGACGAGTAGCGAAGAATAAAAAAAAATAAAAAAAATTTGGTGTTTATAAAAAAAAAAAACTAAGTTTGAAGTATGAAAACGAATTACTACCCTAACAGACAGTTAGAACCAATAACAGCAACGGCAGCAGCAATAATGGCAGGAGGTGCAGCAGCTGGACAAGGTATAAATGCATTAGCACAAGGTTCTATGAACCGAAAAACTAGACAATGGAATGAAGCACAGTATAAAAGGCAAAGAGAAGATGCTTTAGCAGATTGGGCAAGAACAAATGAATACAATAGCCCATTACAACAGATGGCTAGATTAAAGGAAGCAGGATTAAATCCTAATTTAGTATATAAAAACGGAGCTGATAATACATCAGCAATGGTAAGAGGTACAGAAACAAAGTCATGGGACCCAAAAGCACCAACGTTTGATTTGGGACAAGTAGCAGATCAATATTTTGGAACTCAAATGAGAAAACAGAATATAGATTTAATGGAACAAAATATTAAAGGAAAGCAATTAGAAAATACAGGTCAGGAGATAGCAAATGCTAAAAACGCAGCAGGATTACCATTTGTAGAAAAACAACTTGTAGCTAATTTGGAAAATAAATTAGCATCAACAGAAAATATAAAAACACAAACTTCATTAGCACTTAATAGAGATGCACGAGAAGCAATTAGGTCAACAGATGACCATAAAATAGCAGTAGAAAGAGCGTTAAATATAATGCAAGACACAGCGCAAAAGTCAGCCAATACAGCGAACGCAAAAGCGCAATTACAGAATATAAAACAAACAAGAGTATTATTAGAAGAGCAAGGAAAACTTGCAACACTTACTAGACAATGGAAAGAAGTTGGATTATCAAACAACGCAAGTAGAATAGAATGGCTTACGGCTCAATATCTTATTGATCCAACAAAAGCAGATCAAAAGCTTAAAAGTTATATAGAAGCAATGGGAAAAATTGCAACAGGAGGTGCTAAGCAAGCAGGAAGAACAGTAGCAGAATCAGCGAAATCTTTATGGGATTATTATTTTGGCTCAGACAATTAATAACAATAAAAACAAAAACCATGTACAGAAAACGTCGCGGTTACTCTTCCCGAAAAAGAGGTAGGTCAAAAACTAAAAGGTCTTACTATGTAAGTCGTGGAGGAATCAGGTTATGATAGGTTTACATTTCGATTTGCTGGAAAAGCAAAATCAATTAGAAGTAACACATTTTGAAAAAAAGGTAACTGTAATAGTACATAACGGTTATTCTTATTCAAGGATAGTGTTTGAAGATTTTGAACAATTAGAAAAATTTATTAACGATTTAAAGCGTAATTCAGATGAAACCCAATTTATTCAATAGTATTAAGTTATTTAAACCTAAAAAATCTGCGTTTGATTTGTCGCACGATTTTAAATTTAGTGGAAATATGGGTAATATTATACCTATATTAGTTAACGAATGCGTACCGGGTGATCAATATTCAATCAGTTGCGATGCAATGGTAAGATTTGCACCAATGATGGCACCAATTATGCATAGAGTAGATGTAAGTATGCATTACTTTTTTGTACCTAATAGGATTGTATGGCCTAATTGGGAAAAGTTTATAGTAGATGCATCAGATGCAGCACCAGTATATCCACATATTACAACAAATGCAAGTTGGGATGATGAAACACAATTGTTTCTAGATTATATGGGAGTACCTCCACAACCCGTATCAACAACATCAGCAGAGATAAATGCTTTGCCTTTGGCAGCTTATCAATGTATATATAATGAGTATTATAGAGATCAAAATCTTATTGCACCAGTAGATTATAAATTGGTAGATGGAGATAATCAGTCAAATGCAGATTTGTTCGTACTTAGAAAACGTGCATGGGAACATGATTATTTTACAGCATCATTACCTTTTGCACAAAAAGGAACTGCAGTTGACATTCCAATTGGACAAATTGAAAATGATGTGGCAGTAAAGTGGGATTCAACAGCATCAGCAAAAGAGTATGTTTATGGAGCATTAACTGCAGGTGGAGCAGGAACAACAGGTTTTACAGGTAGTGGTTCACCTCAAAATTATGATGGTAATAGTGAATTGTATGCACAGACTTCAGGAATAGATATTCAACCTGGTACTATTAATGATTTGCGTAGAGCAATGAGATTGCAAGAATGGTTAGAAAAAAATGCAAGAGGTGGTACACGTTATGTTGAGAATATTCTTACACACTTTGGAGTTAAGTCATCAGATGCTAGGTTGCAAAGGCCTGAATATATTACTGGAATTAAAACACCAGTCATTATTTCAGAAGTACTCAACACAACAGGACAAACAGATGGATTGCCACAAGGTAATATGGCAGGACATGGAATTGGAGTTACTTCAGGAAATTACGGAAAATATTTCTGTGAAGAACATGGATATATTATTGGTGTAATGTCAGTAATGCCAAAAACAGCTTATCAACAAGGAATTCCACGTACTTGGCTTAAAAAAGATAGTTTAGATTATTTTTGGCCATCGTTTGCTAATATTGGAGAACAAGAAGTTCAACAACAAGAATTGTATGCATATACATCAGGAGCTACCGACACGTTTGGCTATGTACCACGATATGCTGAGTATAAATATATGCCTAGCAGAGTTGCTGGAGAGTTCAGAACTAGTTTAGATTATTGGCATTTGGGTAGAAAATTTGCTACTAATCCAGCATTAAATCAGACATTTGTAGAATGTAGTCCAGCGGATACTAAACGTATATTTGCGGTAGAAGAAGGTGCAGATACTCTCTATTGTCATGTATATAATAAAATTCGCGCTCTTAGGCCTATGCCTAAGTTTGGTACACCAATGCTCTGATGAGTACAAGGTGTATAACCCCTTTTTATGTAAAACAAGGCGTTATGACCAATGAAAAAATTCCGGTACCATGTGGAAAATGCCCTCCATGTATGAAGCGGAGAACATCGGGTTGGTCATTTCGTCTTGTTAAAGAGGGTGATGTTTCAAGTACTGCACTATTTGTAACATTAACATATAATTCAGAAAATGTACCATTAACAATGAAAGGGTACATGACATTAAAAAAAGATGATATACAAAAATATTTTAAGAGGTTAAGAAAAT